GCAGGTGGAAGGCCGATTCAGATTGAGAACCCACTTAACAATATGGCTAAGTTCGCCAATATTCAAAATGATATGGCGAACATGGCGCTGCATAGGCAGAAGATGGAAGCGTCTACGGCAGATATGGCGAGAAAGAATGAGCTATATAACTACCTTGGAAGCGGCGGCAGAGACCCAAACCGTATCTTTCAGCTAGGCGGCGATAACGAGATGAATCAAATTCGCCAAGCAGAGTCAGCTAGGCTGACAGGAAAAAAAACTGAGGCGGAAACAGATAAAATACATGATGATAACGCATCGCAGGCGTTACGCAATATTTCCGAAAACCCGTCTGATGAGGTTATATCCGCGTATAACCTAGTCTATCAGCTTAACCCTAATAATAGCGCAGAAAGGAAGACCAAGTCACAAGCCACAACAGATATGTTACTTGCTATGCCTCTAGATCAACGCCCAGCATGGCTAGCCTCTCAGGGCGCTAGTGCGGCAGACTTGAAACGGCAAATAAATACAACGAATACTGGAGGTAGGTCTATCACAACTTCTACCGATCCGTACTCTGGTGAAACTACTGAGGTGTTCAGCGTACAAAATACACTGACACCGGAGCAGAGGGCAAACACGCCTGTTGAGGTAGTAGACGCTCTAGATGCGCGAGATATGGCCGCGGCGGGGTTAACACCGAAGAGCACTACCGTAAATGGCGTAACTACTTCACCGCTACCAGACGACGCCAGAGCTAAATATGACGCTGCGACCACTAATCTAAGGGCAGCCCAACAACAAGCACGGTCAGATAAACAGCCTCTTGGTCCGGCGGAAAGGCTGATAAAAGACTATAACGTAATGTTAAAGACGAGGTCACCTGACGATCCTGAAATGAAGGATATGCGAGCGCAGATAGAGCATTACCGGTCATTCGCGCCGCCTGCTAGGACTGACATTAAGGTAAATTCCTACGAGCCTGCGAGCGTAGCAGCGCAAAAAGATTATATGAGCGAAGTTAGCAAGACCCGCGCGTTGCTTAGAAATTCAAAAGGCGTTATCGACAACATAGACAAAGCAATAGCTTTAATCCCATCGTCTGCACAATTTATGGGGACTGGAGGCGAACCGTTACTTAACGCAGCAGTGTTCCTAAATAATAGGCTGGGGCTTAGCATAGATACGAAGGGTGTTACCAGCGCATCTGAGCTACGTACTCGTATGTTCTTTAATATAATGGATAACCTAAGGAAGGTAGACCCGACGCCAACACAAAAACAACAAGATACTCTGCAAGAAGCATTAGGTAGTATAGGTTTGGATCCAAACGCATTACCTAAGGTACTAAGAGCGTTCCAAGACGTAATTAGAAGTAAGGTAGAGGACTATAATAAAGACGTTACTGACGCAGAAAAAAGAGGCGTTAAGTTCCCCTTCAAGCCTCAGATTGATCTAGGAGCATATGGTGGGCGTATGCCTCCTACTTCAGCCGCAGTAGAGTATCTTAAAGCTAATCCAAGTATCCGAGCATACTTTGAAGATAAATTTGGCCCAGGTTCTGCGGATGAATTTTTAGATAAGGGGAAATAAATGGCTAAAACAACGTCGGCTGACGGAAGCGGTGTATTTTTTTCTAATGTTTTTGACCAGTTTGACCCTCCTCCGGCAGCAAACCCGTTTGACCAGTTTGATGTTAAGCTAGCTCCTGCGCCAGTAGTCGCTAAACCAGAACTATCGTGGAGCGAAGTGCCTGGCCTCGCGTGGGAGAATAAAGGCCGCAGCGCCAAGAAGTTTGCTACTGGACTAGGCGAAGCGGCTTTAGATATTCCTGGGGCTGTTGGGTCGCTTCTTAATCTAGGGGCTGGAACTTTACAAAATGCCCTTCCTAGCGTTGTAGTGGACTTCATAAATAAAGTTGACGCTAACAACCCCGCAGCTACGCAATCTGCTCAACGTGCTGTAAACGCAGCTAACGCTGTAGGCGGTGATCTTGCTAATAAATACGGAACTATGGAAAGGATTAAGCGTACCGCAGCGGACGATCCTGTAGGCTTTGCGGGCGATATGTCTATACTCCTTACCGGCGGCGCAGGCGCAGCGAGGCTAGGGGGCAGAGCAGCCGAGTTTGCTGGCGCTCCGAATGTTGCACAGGCAGCTCAGACCGGTGCTAATGCTCTTAATACCGCCGCTAAGTATACTAATCCAGTTAACGCGCTAGTCGCGCCTATTAATAAAGCAGTACAGATGGCTGGGCCAACTGTAGAGGAGCTAGCTACACTTAAAGCTCAAAATGCTGTACGCGATGCTACTGTTGCCGACGCCCAAAAATTAGGGTTTAAGCTACCACCTGGAAGTGTGGGCGCGACAGCTAAAAATGTTATGCTGGAAAAAACAGCAGGTAAGTCTAAGCTAGAACAACAAATGTCGGTTCATAACCAAACAGTAACAGATAGTATCGCGCGTAAAGAACTTGGTCTATCCAATACTGCGCCGTTAACTGAAAAGACTATGCAGGATATTAGGGCTGAAGAATATAAAAAAGGATACGGGCCTGTAAAAGCTATAGGACGGGTTGAGACTGACAAGCAGTACGCTGCTGATCTAGGCAAACTTAAAGATGATTTTACTGGCGCGGCTAAGTCGTTTCCTGAAGCAGTGCCAGACACAGTAGGTAAGCTAATTGATACCTACGGCAAGACTGAATTTACATCTGCTGATGCGGTTACAGTATCGAGGAATCTTAGAGCTGAAGCTAGCGCTAACTTTAGAAAGGGCGAAAACGCTTTGGCAAAGGCGCAGCTAGGCATAGCTAATGCTATGGAAAACCAGATAGAGCGTACACTAGGCGACTCTGCGTTACTAGACGCTTTTAGAGCTTCCCGTAAACGTATGGCTATTAGCCATACTATAGAGGATGCGTTACATTTAGGTGCTGGGCGCGTAGACCTAAAAGGGCTTGCTAAAGACCTCAGATCAGGTGATTTCCTATCAGGGGATTTAAAGAAAGCCGCAGAGTTTGCCAATACCTTTCCGCGGGTTGCTCAGTCGCCTAGCTCTTTTGGAACTGCTGGAGCGCAGGCTATGATAGGTTCAACTGATGTAGGTACAGCTTTAGGCGGGCTGTTAGGTTATGCGCTTGGCGGTGGGCCTGAAGCGATAGGCTTAGGCGCCGCCGCCGGTAGGTTTACGCCGCCTATGGCGGCTGCTGCAACCAGAGCATTTTTGCAGTCTGATAAAGGCCAAAAAAACGCCATACCCACTTACTTACAAAATAAGCTTATATCACCCGACAAAGGCTATTTGTCCGCCAGAAATGCGCTTATAGCGGAGCAAGCCGGTAATTATAACGCTGAGATAAAAAAAACACGTACATCAACCAAAGGGATTCCGCAATGACAGGGCAAGAACTATTCAACTACGTAGGTGGTGCTTTACTCACTGTACTTGGGTGGCTTGGGCGGCAGTTATGGGACGCGGTTGCAGAGTTAAAGAAAGACGTTAAGGAGATAGAAGTTAGTCTACCAACTAACTACGTATCGAAGGATACGATGGAAGCAAGGTTTGACAGGCTTGAAAGTATGCTTACGCGATTGGGCGATAAAATTGACGGAAAGGTAGACAAATGAAATACATAATTCTTAGCTTTATGCTGTTTGGAAACGCTGTGGCGGGAACGCTTACTATATGCCATGATACAAATTTTGCTTTATGCGAGTCTTCTATAGGGCATCCTACAGGCAAGATGATTACCGTTATGGGCGCAAACGGGGTGAAGTCTCAGTATCCTGAAATGGCAGTAAACTGCCCCATAGTTAAAGGTGATTCCGTAGCCTTTCTAGAAACTGGCACGATGGGTAAAAGCTGCGTAAGCAAAGATAAGAATGTTGTTTACTCACTCTGGTCACCGATTCAGATATTCCCCCAAGAGGGTAACGCTTACTCGACTAAGAACATAAGGGTACAAAAAGCTGAGATAGTTAAATGCCCAACCAGTACAGCCAATACATTCTCTCAATGTTTTAGTATGGCTTGCAAGGTAGGTAAAGTTATAAACGGTGTACCAACAGCAGACTGTCTATGCCCTCAGAACACTAACATAGAGGAAACAGCAGCCGTACCAGCAGGTACAGCTTACACTACCGCAGCAGGACAGTTTAACCACAATGGCGGGGATGTATGCGCCATGAATCCAGTTGGGGGCGCTCCGTAATGTTTACCTTATTCACCACCATAGTTAGCTTTCTTACAGCAGGCGTTCCTAAAGTCCTTGACTTCTTTCAGGACAGAGGCGACAAGAAGCATGAGCTAGAGATGGCGCATTTGCAGCTACAAAGGGAACTGGAGCTACAGAAGGCGGGGTTAGCTAGCCAGGTTAAGATCGAGGAGATTAAGTATGACGAAATTCAAACGACAGCAGCAAGCGCTGAAAGAGGCGCGTTATACGAACACGATATTGAAATTGGTAGAGGCGCGTCAACATGGGCTGTTAACGCTCGCGCAATGGTTCGGCCTGTTATTACTTATGGCCTTTTTTGCCTTCTAGTATTCGTTGAAGCCTTTGGGTTCTACTACTCTATAAATACAGGAACGCCTTTCCCAGTAGCTATGGACCACTTATGGGATGAGGATATGCAAGTGATTTGGGCGTCTATTATTTCGTTTTGGTTCGGTAGCCGCGCATTTAATGGGAAATAGACGAAACGTCATCTCTAAACCACAGTAGTAGGTAATTGTTTGTACAATGAAAACTTCACCAAATGGGTTGCAGTTAATTAGAAAATATGAAGGATACAAGTCTACGCCGTATCGTTGCCCTGCTGGTTTATATACAGTTGGTTACGGTCATGTTATTGGTAATGGCTTGCAGCTACCTGACGAATGGAATCGCACATTTTCTCTGGGGGAAATAAATGCACTACTTGAACGCGATTTGGAACGATTTGAACGCGGTGTGCTTCGTTACTGTCCCGTGTATCTCACTCAATTTCAGTTTGACGCTCTTGTGTCTTTTAGCTTTAATCTCGGCTTGGGAGTACTTCAAAGATCCACGTTAAGGCAAAAGATTAACCGAGGCGACGCAGACGCCGCTAAAGTTATACTGAAGTATAATATGGCTGGGGGTAGGGTACTGAAAGGTTTGACTAACCGTAGAGCCGCAGAGTATAGGATGTTTTATGACAGCAGATGAACTAAAACAATACTTCATTAAAAAGCTAATGCTTGAAGGCAGACTGGATAACCTATCCGGTCAGGCATCTATTGATCCAGAAAAGAGGATGCTAACCGCTTCAGGAAACGTAGACTTTGATGACGGCGGCGTAGGCGCTAAGGTTATATCTGGGCTTCGTGGTAGGCCGTATGTTCAGGGCAGCGCTCAGTACGGGGGGTTTTCAGGGGATATAGACCCCAACCAGCTTACCGGTAGCTACCACAGCGACGACGTAGACTTTAACGCGCTGATTGACAAGAATAGAAGATACAACGCCATGTTAAATATGAATCTTGGCGGGGGTGTTAACGCTGGAGGGTATCTTAGCCCAGAGGACAGGTCGTTATCTGTTGGATACAAGAAGGGTAACTTTAACGCAGACGCAAGTGTTAGCCCGTATCAAAGAATGTTAATGCTTAAATACGGGGGTAAGTTTTAAAGCATCATTTGTGGCATCGCCTGTTAAATTCTGTCAGTATTGTTTTGGATACGTCCGTAGACACTGGTGGAGTAGGCGTGAACTTACTCTCAATAACATATTTGTTACGGCTACGCAGATACTCGATAGCCTCCGCACGTTTCTTTTGATTGTACTCAGTCATAACCATTTTCTCCCATAGAACTACGAATTCCAGAATGTGCTATCCTCCTCAAATCAGGAGAGCCAGCACCGTATTTTTTTCTAATTAAATCACCCGCGTTAACTACTCTTACCTTTGGTTTTCCCACGTAGTACGTACCCACTCGACCACCAATTGTGTCTACCATAACTAACTGAACAATTCCTTTTAGCTCGACTAGCCTTCTGTTTACTTGGTGTATTCTCAGGCTAGTACCCGCCGCAATCATATCTTTTGAACAGCCAGGGTGCGTGGATATGTAACCAGCTATAAGGGCGCACATTTTAGTTCCTCTAGTTTTTCTTTAATGTCCTTGATTCTAAAGTAAATGAAGCACTTTGTGGCTTTCGTAGCTGTGGCGTCTTGCTCACCCTCTAGCGCTTCCAGTTCTTTCCTGAGCCCGTAGTCTATCCATGCTCTATCCTGGTTAGTCATTGCCTGATTACCGGTGGGTTAGTTGCGTATGGATTATTGGGTGAGTTAGGGCTGTACTTCGACCCATAATTACCATACGGGTTATTGATGGAGTCGGCGCTGTATTTGCTGCCGTAACGCCCGTAGGGGTTGCTAGTGGAATCAGCCGCGTAGGGGTTACCACCTAGCTGTCCTAAATATTTACCTGTCTGCTGGTCGTATAACTCTGCTGCCTGAACCGTTGACGCGATCATTAGTAGCGCTAGTAACTTAATCATTTTTTATCTCCTGTAATAAAGTTGGCATAACCCATCGTGTGTGCGTCTTATCTAAACTCTCGATCAGAACCCCAATTTTTCCATCAAAGCACGACACTGACTTTCTTTCCAACTCTAGCCAAAGCCGTCCGTGTTCTGCGATTAGTTGTTTAAATCGTTTATTCGCCGGTAGTATCTCTGTCATGTAGATTCTCCAAATTAATAATCAAGTCAACGCAATGCTTAATCTTCTGAAGATCTAGAATACCGTCCTTGTTACGCCACCGTGATATGTACTTGACGATACAGCCTTCTAAAAAAGTCATGTTGTTAAATGTTATGTACTCAACGGGTTGAATACGCATATCTTCGTAGTGACCACCCCCTATTTGATGCTCTAGCGGGTTTTTCTCAAGCGCCGCGTTAAGTTGTGCTGTCATCTCTGAGGTAGCTTTATCAAACCAATAGTTAGGCTCGTTAGCTTGCATAGCCACCCTAGCCTTGTTAATCTCCTTCCACGTATACCCGTAGTCCTTAATCATTCTATCCTGTACCTCCAAGTGAGTCGTGCAATCAGCGCTTATCTGTCGATAAATGGTGTGTATCTCATTCATAGTGCTTCTCCACAATAGTGTTCAATAAATCAAATGCAGCCCACGCAGCATCCGCAGCAGCAAGCGTTTTCTTCTTCAATTCCTCAAGCTTAGTCATTCCTTCCCCCTTGCTCTGATGTCTTGGGCTGGTGCTGTACCATAAAAGCCATGTTCAACTTCACACAGCTTCGCACATTCTTCACGTTCTTTCTCTGCGACTAGATTGGCAAAGGCTGTAAGTTCTTTAACCCCAAGTGCAAAGGTAACCCACACACCGTAGTCATCAGAATCCATACATCCAGCCTGTTTAGCCATTGCAAATATTTCATCGTTAGTCATTCTTCACCTCCACTTTAATTATCGGTATAGTCCTCGTATATCTCATCCATGATGTTTCTCCACAATAGTGTTCAATAAATCAAATGCAGCCACCTTATCCGAACTCAGTTTGGTGTACTGCCCCTTGCTACACGCGATACTCAACAGCACTAGCTCATGCTCGGTTGCCCTGCCCAATGCGTTTACCAGTGAGAAGACCTTGCCTCTGGTGCTATACTCGTATGTGTTTATATTTAACTTCATGCTCGCCTCGCTTCCTTTAATATATCTATACGTTCTCTAGTAGCCCGCAGTAAGGCTGCACCAGATGCGGTGGTAACTGCTCAATGCCCTTGCTGGGGCAAGCGAATACATCAGT